CCGCCCGCTCCGCCGTCTCCGCCGCCGCGCAGCGCCTCATCGCCGCGCCCCAAGCCCTGCAGAGCCAAAGCGCCGCGCTGAAGGCCGTGCGTCTTTATGAGCGGGCCTATCTCAAGGCCCTGAGCGACCGTCTTTCGGCAACCAAGGCCAAGGCGCTGTGGAAAGAGGCGCTGCGCCGAAAGCTTGTTGAACAAGAGGAAGAGGATCTGCTACTCTTGGCGGCTGAGTGGTTGATCTAACCCCAAGGTCTAGATTTTTGCCCGATTTCGCCGCAATCGACATGCTGGTAAACCCAAAGCCCGTTCCCGCGCTTTCGGCCATATCGGACATGCCGGTGCTGGAAAACGAGCCCACCCCCGCCGCGCCCGCGCCCCAAGCCGCAGAGACGGAGACCGTCCCCGATAAGGACAGTGCTCCGGCGGCTGAGCGCGAGGCAGAAGAGACGGAAAGCCCGGCGGCTTCCGAGACCCCCGATTCCGAGTCCATCGCCGCATCCGAGGAGCCGAAAAAACCGGCGCGCGGGGTGCAAAAGCGGCTCGATGAGCTGACCTCGCAGCGTGAGCAGGAGCGGGCCGAAAAGCTCGCCGCCCAAGCTCAGCTCGCCACGGCGCTCAAGACCATCGAAAGCCTATCCACGCGCCATGCAGAGCCCGCCTTGCCGGACCCTGCCACGCGCCCGCAACGCGATGCCTTCGACAGCCCCGAAGCCTTTGAAGGGGCGCTGATCGACTATGCCGGCAAGCAGGCCGCCACCGCCGCCAAGGCGGAATTATCGGCGCAAGCCTTGCAGCAAGCCCAGATGGACGCCCAAAAGGCGCTCCATGCCAATTGGCAGGCTCAGCGCCGGGCGGCAGAGAAGATGCACCCGGATTTTGCGCAAATCGTGGATAGCGATGCGCTCCCCATCTCGCAGGCCATGGCCGTGTCGATGATGATGAGCGAGAACGGGGCCTTGGTGGCTTACCATCTCGGGAAGAATCCCGAGCTGGCCCAGCGCCTGGCCGCCCTTCCCGATGCTCAAGCCGTGTTCGAGCTGGGCAAGCTCGCGACCGAGGTCCTACCCAAACCCCAGGTCTCGAAAGCCCCCCATCCGATCAAGCCCCTTGGCTCGCGCGCCCCCGCCGCGGACAAATCTCCCGAAGAGGAGACCACGGACGAATACGCGGCCAGGCGCAACGCGCAAATACGCGCCCAAAGAAAGGCCGGATAGGAGGACCCTAGAGCCCGCCAGCAAGCGGCAGATTCAACATGGCAGTCAATGCCCTTCTTACCCCCTCCATCATCACCAAGGAGACCCTTGTGATGCTGGAGAACAACCTTGTCGCAGCAGCCAAGGTCAACCGTCAATTCGAGAACCAGTTCGTCAAGATCGGCTCGACCCTGACGGTGCGCAAGCCCAACCGCTTCACCGTCACGAGCGGGCCGGGGCTTTCGATCCAGAACATCACCGAGCCCTCCACCTCGATCACGATCTCCAATCAGAAGCATGTGGATTTTCAGTTCACGAGCCAGGATCTGACGCTCACCGTCGAGGAGTTCTCCGAGCGCTATCTGAAGCCCGCCGCCGCCGAGCTCGCAAACCAGCTCGATTACGACGTGCTGACCAATTTCAACCAGGTGGCCAATGAAGTGGGCACGCCCGGTGTCGTCCCGGCCAATTTTCAGGCGCTGGCCAATGTCGGGCAGCGCATGGACGAGGGCGCGGTGCCGCAGGACGGGCGCAATCTGCTGCTCAATCCGGCGGCCTACTGGTCCATCGCCAACGGCCTGTCCGGTCTCTTCGTGCGCTCGGTGGCCGAGCCCGCCCTCAAGGGCTTTTTGGCCGCCATCGCCAATTTCGAGATCTATATGGACCAGAACATCCAGGCCCAGACCGTCGGCGCCTATGCCGGCGCGGGCGCCGTCAATGGCGCGGCCCAGACCGGCGCGTCGCTGATCACCAATGGCTGGACGGCCTCGATTGCCAATCTGCTGCGCGCGGGCGATGTCTTCACCATTGCCGGGGTCTTCGCGGTCAATCCCAAATCGCGGCAATCCACGCAGGCCTTGCAGAACTTCGTGGTGACCGCCAATGTCAGCTCCGATGCCGGCGGCAATGCCACCATCGGCATCTCGCCCGCCATCACCGTCACGGGGCCGTATCAGACCGTCACGGCCTCTCCGGCCAATGGCGCGGCGATCACCGTCAAGGGCACGGCCTCCACGGCCTATGCGCAGAACCTCGCTTTTGTGCGCGATGCGTTCGGGCTCGTCACCGTGCCGCTGGAATTGCCGCAGGGTGTCGATTTCGGGGCGCGCGAGATGTACAAGAACATCTCCATGCGGGTCATCCGGGCCTATGACATCAACAACGATGTCTTCCCCTGCCGCATCGATATTCTTTACGGCACCGCCACGTTCTATCAGGAGCTGGCATGCAGGCTGACCAATTGATGCAGCCCGCGCCCTTCAAGCCGCTCAACCCCTATGGCCGCGCCATGCCCAAAGTGGCGCGGGCCAGCCGTGAGCCGCTCTATCAGCTCTGCGTCAAGGTGGTCGACACCGGCAAGCTGATCCGCGTCGGGCCGATGATCGGCAAGGACGCGGCGGAGCAGTTTTTATTCACCCTCAACAAGACGATTGCGGCGGGCCTCGAAAAGCAGTGGGCCGAGCCGCATCTCGTCCTCGCCAAACGTTAAGGAGACTGTCACATGCCCGTCGCTACCACCGTTGTCTCGCCCTCGAATATTCCCCGGCAGCTCTCCACTGGCGATTCCCAGGGCGAGATTCTGGGCCAGAGCGCGTCCGATCTCATCGCCTTCTATGGCGCCACCCCCGTCGCGCAGCGCTCGGGTCCGCCGCAATTTCCGGTCGGCACGACCTTGGGCGGCGCCACGCTGTTTTCCGTCAACACAACGGCGCTGACGCCGACAGGCGTTGCCACCATCACTTGCGCGGCCCAGGCGCTCACCTGCACGGGCTCGCCCACGCTGGCCGGCGATATTCTCATCGTCAACAAGATCGCGGCCCAGGCCGGGCTCGGCATCGTCAATATCCGCCATGGCACGACGGCGGCCACGCCCGTCATCAATTACTGCAATCTGAGCGGCGGCACGCTCACCCCCACGGCCACGGAAAGCTATCTCATCCTGGCCGTGCGCGCCGCGCCCGCGCTCATCACGGCGGGCTCGCTCACCATCACGCCCGCGCCGGTTCCGGCCAATTCCACCATGGAGCAGATTTTCACCGCCACGGGCCTTGTCACGGCGGGCTCTCCCATCGTTGCGCAAAAACCTACCGATCAGGCCGGCCTCGGTCTTGCCGGCGCGCGCATCGTCGCCAATAATCAGGTGGGAATAACGTTTATCAACCCCACCGCCGCCACCATCACGCCCACCGCGGCAGAGGCCTATCTGCTCATCGCCGGGGGCGGCTATGACCTCACCGCCAACACCTTCATCCTCGGGGCCAATGTCGGCACGCTCACGGGCGTCGCCACCATCACCACGGCGGAGCAGGCCATCACCGTCACGGGCGGCGTGGCCGTGGGCGATTCGGTTCTGGGCATCTCCAAGCCCACCCAGCAAAACGGGCTCGGCATCGTCAACACGCGCGTCTCGGCGGCCAACGTGCTCGGCGTCGCCTTCGTCAACCCCACGGCGGGCACGCTGACGCCCACGGCCTCGGAGATCTATCAGGTGCAGATCTCCCGGCCCATCATGCCGGCGGTCTCCGTGCTTTATAGCGTCACGCTGACCCCCACCTCCGTCGCGGCCAACACCACGGCGGAGCAGACCTTCACCGTCACGGGCCTCCTGGCCTCGACGCTGGTCTATGTCTCCAAGCCCTCCTTCACCAACGGCATCGGTATCGTGGGCTATCGCGTCTCGGCTGCGAACACGCTCGCCATCACTTTCGCCAACCCCACGGCGGCGGCGATCACGCCGCCCTCCGAGGTCTATCTCGTCGCAAATGTCTCGCTTATGCCGTCCGCGGGCTCCTACATCTCGCAGCCTGTCGCCCTGGGGGCGGTGGGCACCGTCACCTTGGCCAATGAGCTGCGCGCGACTATGGTGGGTCTGGGACTCATCGCCGGCGGCTAAGCGGGATTGCCAATGCGTATCGCCTATGACCGGTGCCCTCTTTGCGCGGGCACCGGTTTTTCTCTTTTGCGCAAGGCCGATTGCGCCGGCCATCCGCTCTATCACCCGGCGCTCGGCGCCACGCTGGTGTGGATGGCCTGCGCCTGCGGGCATGTCTTCACCGAAAGCCATTGGAGCGCAAAGGCCGATTCCCTCATCGCGCAAAAGACCCTGCCGGGCCAGCGCTTCGGGTCCGGAAACATCGAACTGGACCGCGCCGTCTCCGCGCGCATGATCGAGAAGGTCCTGCCCTTGCACAGCGCGGGGGCATGGCTCGATTTCGGCTTCGGTAATGGCGCGCTCATGATGACGGCCCGTGAATATGGCTTCGATGTCACCGGCATCGAGCGGCGGCCCGAAAATCTCGATGCCGCGGCGGCTGCGGGCTATCGCGTCAGGCCGCAGCTTCCGGGGTCCGGCTCCTATCAGGTCATCAGCCTTTGCGATGCGCTGGAGCATGTGCCGCAGCCGCTGGCGCTGCTGGGCGCGCTGCACGGCCTGCTCGCGCGCCCTGGCGTCCTGCTGCTCTCCATGCCCAATAGCGATTGCGCGGTCTGGGGGGCCTGGGGGGACCAAAATCCCTATTGGGGCGAGCTGGAGCATTTCCACAATTTTTCCCGCGCCACGCTCTACCGCGCGCTGGAGCAATCTGGCTTCCGCCCCATGCGCTATGGTATATCCGAGCGTTACCGCGCCTGCATGGAGGTGATTGCGTGGAAGAGCTAGAGCCAAGCCCCGTCCCGGTCCGCGTCGTGATCGCGACCCCCATGCTCGACGGCCAGGTCCCGCTCGAATTCCTGACCTCCATGCTGAGGACTCAATCCATGGCCATGGCCTATGGCATCGAGGTGGATTTCCTGACCTTGGTCGGCGACCAGTTTCTCTCCAAGGGCCGCAATTATCTCCTGGGCCAGTTCATGGCCATCCCCGAGGCGACCCATCTTTTCTTCATCGATTCGGATCAAGGCTGGAATCCCGAGGCCTTTGTGCGCATGGCGCTCGACCCGCATGAGATCGTGGCCGGCGTCGTCCCGAAAAAGACCGACGAGACGCTCTTCAACAATCCCATTCTCGACGCCGACGCAGAGCACAACCTCTTTGTCGAGAACAACCTCTTTCGCGCGGTTCAGATCGGAACCGGCTTCATGCGCATCGCGCGCACGGCCGTGGAAAAGATGATCGCGGCCTATCCCAATATGTATGCCCCCGGCGACGGCTCGGGCGATATGCATTATGAGATCTTCGAGGCCGGCGTGATCGATGAAGGAAGCCGGCGGCGCTTCTGGGGCGAGGACACCTATTTCTGCCGCAAATGGGTGGCCTTGGGCGAGTGGATCTGGATCGATCCGGACGTCGATTTCGCACATGCCGGACGCAAGGCCTGGAAAGGGAATTTCCTTCATTATCTGCGCCAGCATGCTAAAGTTATCGATGGGCCGAAGCCTGCCGCGCAGGCGGCGGAATAGGAGCGCTCATGGACGAGCCCCGCTATCGGGACTATCCCAAATGGATGTCCCACCCCGCTTTTGCCCCGGCCACGCTGGGCACCGGCCCCGGTGAAGGCACGCCCATCCGCTACGCGCCCATTTGCGTCGAGGACGAGGACCAGGAGGCCTATTACAAGGCCCAGGGCTATGCCCCCTCGGGCACGCCCAATCCCAAAATGTTCGAGGCCAAGCGGGCCAGCAAGGAAGAATCGGACTACGTCCATCAGGAATACCCCAAATGGATCGGCCATCATCTGGTCCATTCCAGGGACGAGGAGCGCGCGCTCAAGGGCGAGGCGCCCGCGCCCCCAACAGCGCCCGTGCCGCCCAAAGTGCCGCGCCAGACGGGATGGACGCCAGAGCGGCGCGCCGCGCAATCGGCCAAGATGAAAGCCCGGCATGCTACGCAAAAAGCCGAGCATGGCTAGAATGTACGACACGCGCGACGATAAAATGTACGAGCTCCCCGATAAGCTCGTTGCGCGTTGGGACAGAGCTTGGAAGGCCGTTCAGAAACACGCCAAGGATAGTGGGATGGTGATTGGCTCCCAACCCTTAGAGCAACTTACCAACCAAATCCTTGTGCGTGAAATGCGCGCGGTGGACCAGGAATGCAACGATGCGATGGATTTTATAAAGGCCCGGCATGCCGCCCAAAAAACGCTTTGAGCAAAAGCCCTGCGATGTGGATGCCGCGCTGGCCTATTGGGCCGCCAAGCGCGCCGGCACGGTCATGGCCTATGCCCTGGCGCGCCGCCGGTCCAGCCTGAAGGCGGCGGAGACCCGGTATTGGCGGGCCTGGGTGAAGCATGACAACAGCCCTTGACATTATCCGGTCCGCGCTCGAGTTCATCGGCGTCTATGCGCCGGGCGAGGTCATATCGGACAGCGATGCGCAGCGCGGCCTCGTCGTTCTGAACGACATGCTGGATTCCTGGTCCAATGAGAGCCTGTCCACCTTCGCCATCCTGGAGCAATCCCTGCCGCTTGTGGTGGGCCAGCAGGCCTATACCATCGGCCCCGGCGGCAATCTCAATGCCACCCGCCCCATTCGCCTCATCGACGGCCCCGGCGCGGCCTATATCATGGACACCAATCTGAACCGCTATCCCGTGGATGTGGTGCCCAAGGATAAGTGGAACCTGATCGGGCTCTTGGCCACCACCTCCAACATTCCCGACACGATCTATTACGACAATCAAAACCCGCTGGGGATTCTCAACGTCTTTCCGATCCCCAATATCTCTTACACGCTCTTCTTCGACAGCTATCTGCAGCTTGCCGATCTGGCCGCCCTGACCACGGCTGTGAGCCTGCCCGTGGGCTATAACGATGCGGTCAAGAAATGCCTGGGGGTCGAGCTCTGGCCCTATTTCAAGACGGGTGAGATCGGTCAGTCCGTGCTCATGCTGGCGGCCAAGGCCAAGGGGAATGTCAAGCGCTCCAATATGCGCCCCGTCGAGGCGGTGTTCGATCCGGAGATCGTGAGCAACGCCGCGCGCACCTATAACATCTACCGGGATACGCCGTGAAAACGCCGTTTCTGGGCCAAGCCTATCAAGCCCGCTCGCGCAACCTCGCCTATTCGCAAGCGGTCAATCTTTTCCCCGTCATGGTGGACGACAAATCCGGCAAGACGCCGGGCGCTTTCTATGCCGCCCCAGGGCTCGATTTTCTGGTTACGGTGGGCTCGGGTCCGATCCGCGGGCTCAAGGTCAATCAGGACGGCTCCAAGCTTCTCGTCGTCTCGGGCGGCACGGCCTATGCCGTCAATTCCGGGTTTGCGCCCATCGCCATCGGCAATATCGCCACCCCCACCGCGCCGGTCTCGATCATTTCGAACGACACGCAGACCGCGCTCTTCGACGGCACGGCGGGCTATCTCGTCACCACCGTGCTCACCCCCATCGCTCTGCCTTTCGCGGGGCCGGTGAACGCGATCTATCAGGACGGATTCGGGCTGGTCCAAGAGGACGGCACGAATAATGTCTTCCAATCGGCCCTGGGCGATCTCACAAGCTGGCCGGCGCTGAATTTCGGGGTCGCCAACGCGCAGTCGGACCTCATCCGCGGGCTGGCCGATATCCACCGCGAAATGTGGATCATCAAGCAGAACAATGTGGAGGTCTGGATCAATGCCGGGCTTCCGGGCTTCGCCTTTCAGCGGCTGGACGGGGTGTTCACCGAGACCGGCTGCCTTGCGCGCAACTCGATCGCCAAGGTGGGCGAGTCCCTTCTCTGGCTCGCGCAAAGCGCCGAAGGGCAGGCCGTCATCGTCATGACGGACGGCTACAGGGCCGCGCGCGTCTCCACCGATGCCATCGATTTTCAGATCAATTCCTATGGCTCGTTGTCCGACGCCATCGCTTACGCCTATGCGCAAGAGGGGCACCGGTTTTACGTGATTTCCTTTCCGGGCGGCAATGCGAGCTGGGCCTATGATGTGGACATGAGGGCCTGGCATCAGCGCGCGGCGCTGCTCAACGGCAATTTCCAGCGGCATTGGGGCCAGGTCGCGGCGCATTTTCAGGGCAAGGTCATCATCGGCGATTACCGCAACGGCAATCTCTATGCCTATAGCTTGAATCAGCAGCTCGATAATGGCGTGCAGCGCAAATGGGTCCGTTCCTGGCGCGCCCTGCCCGAGGGGCAGAACGCACCGGTGCGCTTTCCCGATCTGTCCATCGACATGCAGACCGGCCTGGGCGTCCCGCCCGCGCCCGACAGCACGGTCTGGACGCATGTCCAGGGCGCGGCGGCGGGCTTGCTTGCGGGGCCGGTCTCGACCATTTCGGTCACCATGCCCGGCGCCATTCAGAACGGCAATCTGATCGCGCTGGCGCTGACCTGGGACACCTCCACGGGCGCGACGCTCACCTCCGTCACCGACGATAAGGGGAACATCTATTCGGCCCAGGTGGATAATGTGCAGGACCTCGTCCATGCCCAGCAGCTCAGCACCATTTTCCGCTCCAACACGCCGGGCGCCCCCACGGTCATCACCGCCTTGCTCTCGGCAAATGCGAGCCAACTGGGCATGATCGTGGACGAGTTCGCCATAGCCTCGCAGGACGCGCCCCTGAACGGCCATGCGGGCGCGCTGGTGAACAATCCAGGCCTGGGCGCGGGCGCCATCTCATCGGGCGCCGTCAATGCCACGGGGCAGGGGCTTTGTCTCGTCTATGGCGCGGTGATGGTGGCCGGCGTCGGCGGCGCGAGCACAAGCCCAGGGCCTGGATTTACGCCGGGCGCGACCACGGGGGGAAGCAATGCGCTGAGCGGCGCCTATAAGACGGTGCAGGCGCCCGCCGCCACCGCGGCCACGTTCACGACCAACATCAACGACACCGGATTTCTGGTGTCGGGCATGGTGTTCAATCCCATTCCCCTGCCGGCCTTCACCGCCGATCCCCAATTGATGCTGCGCTGGTCCGACGATGGCGGCCATAACTGGACCTCCGAGCGCTATGCCCCGGCGGGCAAGACGGGCGAGACGGCAAGGCGGGTCTATTTCCGCAGGCTGGGCTCGACCCGGAAAAATGCCGGGCTGGACCGGATATTCGAGCTATCCTCGACCGACCGGTTCGACGTTGCGCTTTTGGGCGCGAATTTCGAGGAGGATTAGGGCGTGACGGAGTTTTCCTATAGCCAGCGCGCGAAAATGGCCAATCCGGACGGCACGCCCGAGGCGCGGTTTTTTTCCGCCCTGGCCCAGGCCTTTCTCAAATCCGTGCCGTTCGCCCAGCCCTCGGACCAGGCTTTCCCGGTCTATACGCTGGCGACCGTTCCTGCGGTCAATGTCGCGCCCCTGATCATCGTTTCCGACGGCGCGGCGGGCCAGAAGCTCAGGGCCTGGGACGGCGCGGCTTACGTGGCATGACCCAGCGCTTTTTGATCACCGGTCTGCCCCGCTCGCGCACGGCCTGGCTCTCCGTCGTCTGCTCGATGATGCCCGGCGCCTATTGCGCGCATGAGCCCGTCTCGGCCATGCGCCATTGGACCGATATGCTGGGCTTTCTGGGCCGTGAGGACTGGCCCTATATCGGCATCGCGGATTGCTCGCTTGCCTTTCATCTCGACGCCTTCATGGCCTTGCGCCCGCGTATTCTGATCGTGGAGCGCGATATTTACGAGGTCGAGGCCTCGCTCGGGCGCATCGGCATTCTGGCCGCGCGATTTTGCGAGCGCGCCATCGAGAAGCTGCATGCGTTCCCCGACAGCGCCGCCGTGCTGCGCGTGCCCTTCTATGCCTTGAAAAGCGACGCCGTGGTGCGCTCCTGCCTCTGGCATCTCATGCCCGGCATTCGCATCGATATGGCCAAGATCGCCCAGGCCCAGGACATGCGCATCGAGGCCGATCTGGCGCGCGTCATGGCCAAGGTCGAAGCGCAAAAGCACAATCTGGACAATCTGCTGGGCGAGGATGTGGCGCAGTGGATCCGGGGGCCGGCATGAGCCAGTTTCAGAAGATTGCCGAAAATCTCGACGTGGCCCCGCTTTTGGATGCGCTCCATGCCGAGCCGCAGCATTGGAACGCCTATCCCTTGCGCAATTACGAAGGCTCGCCGCATCACGGCGTGGACGATATCTGGGTCCGTTACGCCGCGCCGAGCGAGATCGGGGGCCGGAATTTCGCGGTGAGCCCGCATATCTCCGTCTGGTATCCCGTGGGCCTCATTCAGCCTGCCGTGCAGACGCTGGCGCTGCGGGCCATGCGCCTTACCGGGGCCGCTCATCTGGGCGGAATCCTCATTACACGGATCAATCCGGGCGGACAGGTCAAGCCGCATGACGACCGGCATACCTGGCATTCGGAATGGTACACGTCCAAGGTCTACATTCCTTTGCAAACAAACCCCTTATGTGTCAATTTCTGCGAGGACGAGCATGTGGCGATGGAGACCGGCTCCATGTGGAGCTTCGACAATCTGCGCACCCATGGCGTAACCAATTCCGGCGATGAGCCGCGCATCACGCTCATCGTCTCCATGCGCCAATAGGAGGCCCCCACGCCTTTCGCCGCCGCAGCCGCCGCCGTAGGAGTCGCAGCCGGTGCCGCAGAAGGCATTATCGGCGCGCAGGCGGCTGGCGCGGCCTCCAAGGCCCAGCAGCGCGGCCTGGCGGGCGCGGCGGACCTTACCCAGCAAAATCTCAGCGCGGTCTCGGGCCTCAATTCGCCCTATGTGCAGACCGGCACCAATGCGCTGGCGCAGCTCGAACAGCTCTTCGGCCTGCCCAACACGACCGGCGCCACGTCCATTCCGGGCGTTTATACCGATGGCGGCAAGAGCTATGGCACCGCCTCCACGCCGCTCAACGATATCGATCTTGGCGCCTATGCGGCCTCAAGGCCGGATCTTGTGGCGTATTGGAACAAGGCCGGGTCTAAAAAGCCCTTCAACGCCACCTCGCTCAATCAATTCCTGGCCGATACGATCACCCAGCAAGGCCAGCCCGCGCCGCTGACCGCCGCGGCCCAAGCGCAATTGCAAAGCGCGCAGAGCGGCGGCCTGGCGCCCGGCGCCAGCGCCCTGCCCAACCTGGCGCAAATGCTTGCGCCTGGCGCCTATCAGCAAAGCCCCGGCTATCAGTTTCAGCTCGGGCAGGGTCTGGAGGCGGCACAAAACGCGGCCTCGGTCGCGGGCGGGGTGGGTGGCAATCAGCTCAAGGCCCTGCAGAATTACGGCCAGGGCGTTGCCAATCAGGACTACCAGCAATGGATGCAAAACCAGATGGGCATCTACAACACCAATGTCGGCAACCTCTTCAACATGCTGGGCGTCGGCACGGATTTCACGACGCAGCAAACCAATGCGCTGACGGGCGCTTCCAATAATCTTGCCAATTATGCAATCGGCACGGGCCAGGCGCAGAGCGCCGGCATTATGGGCCGGGCCAATGCGATCAATGCCGGCATCGGCACGGCGGCCTCTGCGCTTGAAGGCGGGCTTGGCAGCATGGGCGGCGGGGGAATGGGCGGCATGATGGGCGGAGCCCGCCAGGCCAATCCTGCCGGCACGGGGTCCGCCATTTATGGCAGCCAGCAGCCCTCTTTCATAGGCGGCAATCCATGGTCCGGGATGGGGCAGCTTTCCTATTGAGGCCTCGAAATGGCGCTTGTCGATACCTCGTCAATCATGGGCTTTCAGCCCAACAACACGAATTATTTCGGTGCGTTTCAGGGCGCGCAAAATAACGCGCTCAAGCTCATGCAGGCCAAGCGCGAGCAGCAGAGTCAAAACGCGCTGCGCCAGCTTTACGCCAATCCGCAAAACCTCGATCCCTCCGGCGGGCTCAATCAAAACGCGCTGCGCCAGATCATGGCCATCGATCCCCAGACCGGCTTTCAGGTGCAAGAGGAGCAGCAAAAGGTCCAGAGCGCGCAATTAAAGCGCGTCAACGACATTCAAGGCATGATCGATCCCGTCCGCGATTCCGCGCTGGGCGCCTATGACAGCGTGATCCAGAAGGGGGGATCGGTGGAGACCGCGAATATGGCCGGCCAATCGGCCCTGGATGAGGGCCTGGGCGAGGTGCGCCAGGGCGGCACGCTCTCCGATCAGGAGAAATCCCAGCTCGCAAGCAAGTTCAATTACGAGCAGATGAAGGGCCGCAGCCTCGATTATAAGACGCGCGTGACCTTGGACCGCCAGCAGGCGATGGAAACGGAGCGCGAGCGCCATGACGAGCGCATGGAGGGGCTGGCGACAAAGCGCCTGGAGACCGCCATGGCCGGCGGAAACGATCCCAAAAAGCAGATCTTTGCCGATTGGAAGGCCCAGCATCCGAACGCCTCGCCCCAGGAGGCGGGTCAATTCCTGCAAAGTCTGGCCACGCCGCGTTCGGCATCGGCGATGACCACCATGAAATTCCTGCAGGAAAACCCCGATGCCGGGCCGGGCGATCTGGCCAGCTTCGCCAATGCCGCCAAGGAGCAGCAGAATTTCACCTCCAATCCGAGCCCCAACGCGCCGGCCACGAAGCTGCGCACGCTGAACAACGCCATGGGCCACATGGCCACCTATGAGGACGCGATCCAGGATCTGGAAAACGGCAATTATCCCGCCATCAACAAGCTGGCCGCCACCGCCGGATTTCAACTGGGCTCCGGCAAAAAGGCCGCTGTGGATTTCATCAAGGCCCGGCTTTCCGATGAGGTGACCAGCTATTTCGTGGCGGGCGGCGGCACGGGCAGCGAGCGCGACACGGCCCTGAAGGGCCAGCTCGACGAGGCGTCGAGCCCCGCGGCGCTCAAATCCGTCGCCAAGGCCTTTTACGACCTCGTGGGCCAGCAGACCTCGGGCTTCAAGACCCAGTGGGACAATGCCACGACGGTGATGGGAAAGCCGCAATTCGGCGATTTCAATCAGTTCCTGCAGCAAAAGACGCTCGATAAGCTGAAGGAAAACGGGCTCGATATCGACAGGATGAGCGCCAGCGCCGGCAAGGCTCCGTCCGATGCGGGCTATCAATCCCTGGACGACGTGAAGAAGGCCTATCTCGCCGGACGCCTGTCCAAGGAAGAGGCGGTGCGTTTTACCAAGCGCTTCGGACATGAGTGATGGCGCAAGCCGAAGATCTGGTGGAGTCCTGGGGGGAGCCCGCCAAGCCCTCCGCAGAAAGCGTGGTCGAATCCTGGGGCGCCCAACCGCCTTCCAAGCTCAAGACTTTCATGCAGGGCCAGGAGCCACACACCACAGCGGGTTCCGCTGCGTCGTCTTTCGCGCGCGGTGCGGCGCCTTATGCGGCTGGCGCCGGTCTCGGAGCGACGCTGGGCTCTGTCGTGCCAGTGGTGGGAACGGCGCTGGGTGCCGGGCTAGGCGCGGGCGCGGTGGGACTCGATCAGCTTGCGGGCGCTGTTTATAACCCGATTGCGGATAAATTGGGGCTCAAATACCGTCTCTCCAATCCGCAAAAGCTTACCGATGAAGCCCTTGACCGGCTGGGTCTCAAGCGGCCGCAGACGCCGACCGATCAGCTTTTTGAAGCTGGCGGCGCTGGATTGGGTTCTGCTTTGTCCGGCGTGGGGACGGGCAATGTGCTCAAAGCGCTCTCAAGTCCATTGGCGGGGCGCATCGGCGCCGTTCTGGCGGCCCGCCCAGCAGCTCAGGCCGCGATGGGTGTAACGGGCGCTGCAGCTTCGGAAGAGGCCCGCCAGCAAGGGGCCGGCTTCTGGGGACAACTGGGCGTGGGCGTGGCGGGCGGTGGCCTCACGGGCCTGGCCATGCCAGGTACATGGGCACGGGGCGAGAAGGCTGCGGTCAATGCGCTGGCGGAGGCAGGCCGGACGCCCGCGCAAAAAGCCGAAGCGGCGGGATTCTATCTCACGCCGGCCCAGAGCGGATCCAAAAATCCGCTTTCGCATGGCCTGGCCATGATGGGGGGGAAGACCAAATTGCAGCAAGCCATCTCGGTCAAAAACCAAGAGGTGGCCACCGCCCTCACGCGCAAGGATTTGGGCCTGCCTCAAGATACGCCGCTCGACCGCGCGGCCTTCTCTCAAGTGCGCAATCAAGCCTCTGGCGCCTACAAGGCCATGATCGAGGCCCAGCCGACGCTCAGGACGGACGGTGCGTTCATGGCGGCGGCCGACCGACTCGGCTCGCGCTCCTCGGACCTGGCCAAGGAATTTCCGAAGCTGATGAACAACCCCAAGGTCAAGGAGTTGGTCGATGAGCTGAAAACCAATCCGGACGGCTCGGCCCGCGACGCGATTTCGTCGCGCTCCGCCGTAGAGCTGATTAAAAATCTCCGCGCCGATGGCGCCAAGAATCTCAAAGCGTTCGATGATCCGGACCGCTATGGCCTCGGGCGCGCGCAAAGACAGGCCGCCGATGAGATGGAAAACCTGATCGAGCGTAATTTGGAGCAGTCAGGCCGCACCGATCTTCTCGGCAATTACCGAGAGGCGCGCAAGACGATTGCCAAATCCTATGATGTAGAAAGCGCCACCAATGACGCCACAGGCAATGTCAGCGCGCGCCATTTGGGGCGCCTTGCCCGCCGCGGCAAGCCGCTCTCCGATGGGCTTCGGACTATTGCCGACGCGGCCAATGCTTTCCCCAAGGCCTTTCAGAACCCTGAGGTTTTTGGCGGCGTGGAGCCCGTAAGCAAGCTCGACATGGCGCTTGGCGCCGGCGCCAGCATCGCCACCATGCGCCCGGAGCCCGCCGCGCTCATGTTGGGCGGCCCGCTCGCCCGTGAATTGTTGCTGTCACCGCTCTATCGGGGGGGCGGCAATGCGCTTAAGGGGCTGGCTCAGAGCCCGCCTTTGCCGCGCAATCTTCCGCGCATTCCGTTGCCACCTTTGGGCACGATAAACGCCCTCGGCCAGCAGCCCCAGCAATAGGAGCGCGGGATAAATGAGTGTCGTCACGGGCGTGTGGTACATAGCCTCACTCGCAGACGTAAGAGCCGTTCGGGGTCGCAAAGCAATGCGTATAGGGTTGGGGCGGGGTGGGCGGCGCCCATCCCGCGAAGGCCGGGACAGCGATCAGGCTCAGAAGAAACGTGGCAATCACGATGCGCATGACAAGCTCCTCTTTGGTTCGTGCGCGGATGATGCGCGAGAAACGCCTGGGGCGCAACGGGAACTTCAATCTATGGTTAAATCCAAGTGCGCATACTTGTAATAGACATCGAGAACATGAATCTTGATTTCGTGCTGCGCTGCGCGGCGGCGGGCCATGAGGTTTTCTGGTATCGCGACATGCTGCGCCAGCGCCTCAAGGATGGCGACGGCTTCCGTGGAATCACGCGCGTCGATGACTGGCGTCCCTATATGGGGCGTTGCCGGGATGGGCTGATTTTAGTCACCGGTAATTTCAAATACATGGCGGAGCTGGACCGCTTTCGCGAGCTGGGCTTTAAAATCTTCGGCCCCACCGCCGCGTCCGCCAAGCTTGAGATCGACCGCGAGGCCGGCATGCAGGCCATGAAAAAGGCCGGCGTCAAGGTTGCGCCCTATAAGATGTTCGCCAATGCCAAGGAGGCGCTGGATTACGCCTGGAAGGCGTCAGAGCCCATGGTGGCCAAGCCGATGGGCTCGGAAGCCGATAAGGCCATGACCTATGTGGCTTGCGACCCCGCCGACCTCGTGGGCTGGTTCCAGCGCAATATCAAGGCCGGCAAGGGCGTCGATAATCCCTGGATGCTCCAAGAAAAGATCGACATGGCTTGCGAGTTCGGGGTCTCCGGCTGGTTCGGCCCGGACGGCTTTTTGCCGGGGAAATGGCAAATTGCCGTCGAGCACAAAAAGCTCTGCAATGGCGAGATCGGCCCCAATACGGGTGAGATGGGCACGGTCTGCCTCTATGAGGAAAAGGAAAAGCTGGCGGATGAGGCCCTAAAGCCGATGGAGCCCGTGCTCAAAAAGCTGGGCCACCGGGGGGATTTCGCCATCGGCGTCGGCATCGATACCAAGGGCGAGGCCTATGGCTTCGAATATACCGCAAGGCTGGGCTATCCGGCCTGGTTCATTCAGATGGCGGCCCATAAGGGCGACCCGGCCCAATGGATGAAGGATCTTCTCGACGGCAAGGACAGCCTGGATGTTTCACGTGAAACATCGCTGGGCGTCGTCATGGGTATCCCGAATTATCCCTATCAGAGCGCGGGCGGGCCGGTGGAGGGCAATCCGATCTATGGCATTCCCGAGGTGATCGACGATGTGCATCTGTGCTCTGTCATGCTGGGCAAGGGGCCCTGCCTTGAGGCCGAGGGCGGGAAGATCACGGAGGGGCCCTGCTATTACACCACGGGCCAGTATGTTCTTGTGTGCACGGGGCTTGGCGCTACTATATCCAGCGCGCGCCGCGTCGTTTACCGGGTTGTGGACAAGATCAAAATGGCCAATGCGATCTATCGCACCGATATCGGCGAAAAGGTCAAGGATGGGCTCCCCGTTCTGCATAAGGCGGGCTATGCGCTTGGCCTGAGCTATTCATGACCACGAGCCTCGCCCCGTTTCCGGTCGCGCATTTCTTCAAGGACGATGGAACGCCGGCTTCCGGCTATAAGGTGTTCGTCTATCTCGCCGGCACCACGACCAAGACCAATTCCTATACCGATTCAACCGGCGCCACGCCCAATACGAATCCCATCGTTCTGAATGCGCGCGGCGAAGCCAATATCTGGCTCTCGCCGGGGCTCTCCTACAAGATCGTCTTCACCATCCCCACGGATTCGGACCCGCCCGTGGTCCCCATTTGGACCGTGGACAATATCGTCACCTCATCCGGGCTGTTTGCTTTTTCCTCCACGGGACTGACCACGGGCTCGGCCAATGCGCAAGTGGTGGCGAACACCAATCCCTCGAGCTTCGCGCTCACCGCCGGCACACAGCTTTACGTCACCTGGGGCTTTACCAATACCGGCGCGCTGACCCTCAATGTGGCCGGCACGGGCGCCATCTCCGTCAAGAAGGCGCTGAGCGGCGCCCTCGTCAATCTGACGGGCCAGGAGGCGGTGGCAAACACGGTCGGGCTCGTGGTTTACGACGGCACGGTCTATGAGCTGCTCACGCCCTCTCCCGTTGCCCCCAGCGCGCTCGGGGCGGAGATCGCGGGCGGGCGGCTCACGCTGACCACCGGCGTTCCCGTCACCGTCACCGATGTGACGGCGGCCACCACCGTTTTTTTCACGCCCTATCGCGGCGCGCAGATCGCCCTGTTCGACGGCGTGTCGGCTTGGGCCGTCACCACCTTTGCCGAAGTCGCGCTGGCGGTCCCCGCAACCACCGCGCAGATGTATGACGTTTTCGGCTTCAGCAATGCCGGCGCGCTTAATCTGGAGGCTCTGGCCTGGACCAATGACACGACGAGAGCCACGGCGCTTGTGCTGCAGAACGGCATCGCCGTCAAATCGGGCGCCACGACGCGCCGCTATCTGGGCTCTTTCCGCACCACCGGTGTGAGCGGGCAGACAGAGGATTCTCTGACCAAGCGCTATGTCTGGAATGTCAATAATCGCGCGCTCAGACCCCTTAAGGGCATCGATGCCACGGATAGCTGGACCTACACCACCGCGACATTCCGGAAATTTAACGGCGCGGCAACCGCCGATGTCGGCGTGGTCTGCGGCCTTGACGAGGCCGAGCTTTGTGCTTTTGTCGCGGGCATGGTGAATAATAGC